GTTATAATAGAAAATATAAAAGTAAAGTATACTTTACTTTTAATCAAATATATTTATCTTATTATTAGGAGGAGAAAAAATACGGAGAATAAGAAAATAGTTAAATTTATTGAAGCATTAAAGGAAAAAGGCTATATAAATACAAATTCTAATACTAGTATTGAAAAGACTATTAAAAAAATCAGTTATCTTGAAGAAAAATTAACTGATGAAAAATTTGAAGAACTTCAAAAATTATTTTTTATAGTAATTGAAAATATAAAAGATGAATACTTTGAATTAGGTATGATAGCAGGAAAAGTAATGCAAGATGAATAAGAGCAAAAGAAAAAAGGGCAACCGCCAAGAAACCCTTTTAATTGAATAGTGAATGAGAAAGCACTTAACTTTAACAAACACCTATTTAATCTATGCTTAATTATAACATGTTTTCTTATATTTTACAAGTTTTTTTCTCTCAAAGAGGAGGAAAATTTATGAATTTAAAAGAATTGAACGATTTAATTGAAAGATTTGGAGATGTCCAACTTTTAGAAATTAAAGAAGAACTACAAGAAATGGGATATGCTTGTAAGATTGCTGGTGATAAAAATGATTAGAACAATCTATATTATCACAAATGAAGATAAAATGATTCTTTCGGCTTTCACTACTTTGCAAGCTGCTAAAAATGAAATTGAATTAAACTATTCAGAGTTCCCAGAAAATTTTAACATTGAACCTTGTGCATTGAATATTGATACTAGATTTATTAATGAAATTAAGAAAGAAATGGGGGTTGAAAATGGAAAATAATTTATATTTCAAAAATGAAACTTCTAAATATATATTTTTTTTAGTTGAGCTAAAAGGAAAACCTCAACTTGATTTTCTAGGAATAGATTCTAGTCATTATAGCAATAAAGAGGAAGCTAAAAATTGGTATAACAAAATTAAAAATATCATTGAAAAATCAGAACATTCAAAAGTAGATGAAGCCATTGCTTCATTGGAAAAACTATACAAAGGAATGGCAAAATAAGGAGTAATAATGAAAAGCAAAGAATATATAGAAAATAAAATAAATGAATTAGAAAAAATAAGAGATGAGTCATTAAAAGAATATCAGGAAAAATTTGAAAAAGGTATAGAAGATGAAACTTTATGGCAATATATTAGCACTAAAAAAGTTGAAATTCACACTTTGAAAGATATTTTAAAAGACTAGGAGGTTCATAATGTTAAATAAAAAAATTAGAGAAAAAATATTAAAAATAATGGAATTAGGACTTGAAGTTAATAGCAAAAAGAAAAATACAGTGTTTATTCGTTTTTCAGGACATTGTGAAATTTTTGAAGTAAGTATACATAGCAAAGGTTGGAAACAAGGGGTAGAAGCAGATTTTTTCAAAGATATTTTTTTTAGTAATTCACCAGAAAATGAAACTAGAAAAAATTTAGATGAAATTATTGAAAAACTTGAAAAATTAAGAACAATCTAAGGTTAGTCCTTAGATAGATGGTTATAAATAATCATTATTTGTAGCTATCTATATAAAGACTAACAAAGGAGTTGAAAGCTATGTTTCTAAATAGGTTTCCACCATAAGAATTATTTTTTGGACATTGGCAATTAAATATTTTTTTACAGTATTTTATAGAGGAGGAGATTATTATTTCTTTGGTACTGGTGGTTTGGGGTTGCTCATTGGGGTTGAAATGGCTTTTTCCACACTATCAGTAATAGGAGTTTTTACTTGTCCATCTGGCATATGATCTCCCTCCTTTCCTTAAAGTTAAATATTTTTTTGAAATTCAATTATTATATTTTCAAGTTTTTCACAAAGATATGTTGCTTCAACTTCATAACTAGGTTTTGTTTTATTATCATAGTAAGCACTGACTTCTTTTAGTAAGATTTCTACATAGTTATCTTCTAAAAAGTCTATTGCTCCTATGTAACCTCGAAAACATTGTTCCTTGTTTTGATATCTTATTAATACCCAATGATTAAGTAAATAATTCATCTTAGGATCTTTTGAAGCTACAATATTTTTTAAAATATACTTTCTTCCCATTGTTTGTGATAATTTTATTTTTCTCATACATAAATGAAGAAATTCATTATTTATCACAAATATTATTATGGCTGAAATTATTAGAGCAAAGATAGTAGCTAGTATTAGAGCTTTAGTTGAAACTCTAAGTTCAAATATATTGCTATCCTCACAAAAGAAGTTTGTAGGTAAATAGGAAACAACTCCCAATGCAAAAGAATAAAGAAGAAATAAATTTATTTCCAGCTTCTTATAGCTTTCTAGTACATAGTTAATAAATAATACTCCTACTATTCCTGGAAAGAAAAGTAATAATAAGGTTAAAAATTTTTCATCAAACATATAATACCTCCTATATAAAATACTGTAACTTAATTATACAATATTTATTCAAAAATTGAAGAAAATTCTATTGAAAGATAGGAGGAATAATGCAAGAAAGAACATTTAAACAATTATTAATGAGCAGTAACTACTACACATTAAATAAACAAATAGTAAAAACATTAGGAATAGAGCCAGCTTTTTTATTAACAATCCTTATTGAAGCCAGTGATGGACTAGCAGATGATGAGGGTTGGTTCTATCAGACTATTGAGAAAATAGGAGAACTTACAGGAATAGGAAGGCATAAACAAGATAAAATTATTAAAGACTTAATTGAACTTAAAATATTGGAGCAAAAAAATAAAGGAGTTCCTTGTAAAAGATATTTTAAGATTAATTATTCTATGATTGAAAATTTAGTTTTTTTTAACCCGCAAACTAGTTTGTCTGAAATCGACAAACTAGATTGTAAAAAAGAGACAAACTTGTCTGATGAAAATAGACAAACTAGTTTGTCTGAAATTGACAACAATAAAGAATATATAATAAATAACTTAAATAAAGAATTAAATCATAAAGAACATAAATCATATGAGCATGAGTTTGCCAATGATGATTTGAAAAAAATAAAACAATGGTTTGTGGATAATGGAATTGATTTTTCTAAGAAACATGAAGTTAAAGTTTTAGAGTTATTAAAAAATAATTCACTAGGATTTGTTTTAAAAACGTTTCAGGAACAACTAGATATATTAAAAAATAAATCTGATATTAAAAGTGTAGCAGCTGTTTTCTCTAACCACCTTTTCAAAGGAACTTGTGAGGTAAACTCTCAGGAGCTTGAAAAGAAAGAGAATGAACATCAAAAAATCAAAGAAGATGAGAGAAAGGAGTGTGAAAAAAATGATAATATTCTTAGTATTTTCTTTAAAATTCCCTTAGAGAAACAAGAAGAAATTGAAATGGAAATTCTTAAAAAACATAATATTAAACATTTTTCTGAATTAAAAACGAAAAGTGAAACTATGTATTATAGACTAATTAGTTCATTTATCTATGAAGAACTTAAAGAAAAAGGCTTAATTTAGAGAGGTGGTTTATGTCAATAACCAAAATAAATATGCCATTTGCAAAGTGGTGTGAAGTTCAAAAAAAATTTGAAGAAGTCAATGAAATACTTTCTGATGAAGAAAAACTTGACTTTGAAAAATATAAATATTGTTCCAAGTATGGCAGATTGTTATGTCATCTCTATTTAATAAAAGCTGGAACAAATAAAACTCTGAAAGAACCTGAATTTTATAACTGAAAGGAGCAATAATGCTAAGAGGGAAAATTTATAGCTACACAGACAAAAAAACATATAGTGTTGGCTTCATTGATTACAGAAATAAAAAAATAACAGCTATTTCAAATCAGCAAAAAAAGGAATTTAGTTTTAAAGAAGTTGAATGGCTTGAAGCTACTGGATACACTGCTGGAACTTCAATGATTTACAGACAAGACTTTATTCTTGCTGTACAAAATGATGAAGTTTTATCAGGAATTGTTATTAAAAAATTTGGAGCATGGCACTTATATAACAAAAAAAGAGAACTTAGTAAATCTTTAAGAACTCTAAAAGAATCTGGATACACATTTGTGAATTTAAAAAATTATAAAACTTATTTTAAAAATAAGCTTGAAAAAATCAAAAAATAGGAGGATTTTATGGGAATTATTTTAGTTAAAAATAACAAAGGTGGAGTTGGAAAAACTTATATAACTCTACAATTAGCAGCATATAAAGCATTGATAAAAAATAAAAAGACATTGATTCTTACCAGCGATTCCCAAAATGATATTTTAAAATTTTCAGGGATAAAAATTGATGATACAAGCAAATTTGGACTTGAAGATTTCATTGAAGGTAAAAGCTACAAAATTAAAAAATTAAGAGAAAACCTTTTCTTTCTGCATCTGCAAGGATATAAGATAAAAAATTCTTTTGATGAGGCTTTTAAAAAAGCTATAAAACTTTTAAAAGAAGAATATGACTATATTGTTATTGATGGTTCTCCAGTAATAGGGTTAGATAATTTATTTATTGAAATATCTGATTATATAGTTATTCCAACTTTTCTTGATAATATTACAACACATTCTGTTTTGAGTATGTTAAAAAAAGTTGATTTAAACAAAGTTAAGGCTGTTGTTCCAAATAGAACTGGAAGAACAAAGCTAGAAAAGGAATATTATGATTTCTTAAACCAAAAATTAGGAGTACAAGGAATCCATTTAAGTTTTCCTATTCCACAAATTAGTCTTATTTCTAAGTTAATTGATAATGAAACATTGCTATGGGAAAGCAAATCAAAAAAATTAGATTACATAAAAGGTATTTTTATTAATATCTGGAAGGAGATAGACAATGAATAAAAATTTAGAAAATGATTTTGATATTGTTATATCTTCTAAATCAGAAATAAAGGAATTTGACTTCGCTAGTTACGAATTAAATGATGTTGAAATTGCTACTGTGTCTGAGCAAGAAAAAATATTTATGAATACATATAAAAAAATGAAAAATAATTTATTTGATATGTGTTCATCACTGGCATTGATTGAAAAAACTTTAAAGCCTACAGGGTCATTTATGGCTTGGTATAGTTCAAAAGGATTAACTAAAGATGCTGTTTCTGTCTATTTAAAAAGATGGAAATTTTATAAGGAATTTCCAGATTTTAAAGAAAAAATATTTTCTTATTCAGATCAAGCTATAAAAATTTTAACAAATAATGAAATTAAGTATGAAGAAGTTTTAAGTATTTTAGAGAATGACATATATAAAATTAAAGAAATTAGGAAACTATTAATTCCTGTCATTGAAGAGAATAAAAGAGAATTTCTTCCAGCTGGACAAAAGTTTTTTAACTTTAAAAAAGTTGAAAAAATGAAGAAAAGAACATTGAAGTTAAAAGATGAAGATAAGCAGGAATATAAAAAAGAGCTTACAGAGTATATAAAAAAATTACAACAACTAGTGGAGGAAATATGATTTTTAAAGATGATTTAATTGAAAAAGCAGAAACTATTATAAAAAGCAATAAATCTTTAATAGACGATGATGTTGCAGTTGCAATGTTAGGAATAACAAGAATTATTGCAATGAAAAAAGAAAATGAAGAACTTGAGATTTTTATGAAAGTTTTTAAAAGACTTACAGAATAAAAAAGCTTTATCACTTTTACACTGCAAATAACTTGCTCGTGTTGATAAAGCCCTCAGCAAGTTTTATTTTACAGTAAGTTATTTGTGGTGTCAAGAAAACAGGAGGACATGATGCTAGAAATAAGAAAAATTGGAGAAAATTTATGGCTTGTAAATGGTGAGTATCTTACAAATGACTATAGCAAAGCTGTAGTTATTGCAAATAAAGGTAAAAAGATTAAAGGCTTCTCTATAAATAAAAGTAAAAAAGCAAGTTTTTGGAAAAACTTAAAATATAAACTTAATTTTCCATTTCTTCTATTAGAGAGTTGGATGTGAAATAATGAAAAAGATTGAACTTGTAAATAATAAATTGAATGTTGAATTAAAACCAGGAGATATTATTTTACACAAATCAAAATTAGGTATAGCTAAATATGAACTTTTTTCAATAAAATTAGGTACTTATTTTATAAAAAGAATAGAAGTTACTAGAAAAAATATATTATATTTCACAGTTTCTAAATTTTGGTTTGTAAAAAAAGGTACAGAAACTTATTTATTAGGAGATGAGGATATTGCATAAAGTGGTTGAAATATATATGGAATGTGGAAATTTTTATGAAGCTGTTAAGAGAAGTGGTTTACCAATATTGGCTGCACATAAAATTTTATTAACAAGTGGTCTTTTAAAAATTCAAGACAAAATAAAATATGGTGGAAAAGCTACAAGATTAGGTGGAGAAGCTGAACAATATTTTCAAAAGTTAGTTCCTGATGCAGTTAATGCTAATAAATATTGGCAAAAAAATAATCCAATCTTCGATTTTTGCTTAGATGGATTATATATAGATGTAAAGTACTCATCTATAAGAATGAGAAGTGGTAAAAAATCTTGGGGTTTTGAATGCAACAATAAAGCAGATATTTATGTTGGTTTTTTAGAAAGTGAAGAAGGGACTGGTTTAAAAGCTCCTTATATTATCATTTTCCCCACTCAATTTATATCTGAAAAAGGTCACATGACTGTAACTGAAAAGACCGATAGATTTGAAGATTTTCAAGTAAAAAAAGAAGAACTAAGTGAACAACTTAAAGAATATGCACAATTAAAAAAAGATGGCTTTTTATAAGGAGAATAAGAAAATGGATATTTTAAAATTAGCTTTAACTGCTCTTCTAGCAGAAAGGAGTAAAAATGAGAAAAGCTCAAAAGACTGTGAAAAGACAAATCAAGATAAATGAAAAGAAAGAAATTAAATTTATAGAAAAACCTACTGAAAGTGAGCTTGATGCTCTTAGTTTAAAGACTCTTTTACTTTCACTAGAAATTGTAATTGGTAATCATCAAAAGGTTTGGAAGAATGAAGAAGATGGTTATTTAAATACTTATTACAAGATATTGCTAGGTAGATGTAAAAACCTAACATCTGATATTTATAACAAATGTTATGACGATGTTAAAGACCAGGATATAGAATATGAAGAAAATTTCTATACTAGGGAAGTAATGCAAGCTCATGTTAAAGATTGTGCAAATTCTATTTGGGAAAAGGCTCCAATGACTTTTGAAGATAAATTGCAAAGGCTTCCAGCTGGGTTTACAGATACTATTCATTCTTGGGATAAACTTATTAAAAATTTTAAATTAGATAGAGTTAAAAAATTAGTCAATGAACTTAATATTAAAGAAGAAGTTCAAGAACTAATAAAATCATCTGAAAAATACTTAAATATGGTTGATAGAGAAATCATGAAAATTAAAACTGCTTAGGGGGATAAAATGAAAGAATTAAAAATAAAAGCTTGGTTGAAGAAAGAAAAGAAAATGGTATCTATTATTGGAATAGATTTTAATTATGAATATATAAGATACACAGAAGATGATAATTTATTTAATGAAAATTATAAAACAGCTGAATTTAAAAATATAGAGCTTTTACAATTTACTGGATTAAAAGACAATGGTGGTCAAGAGCTTTATGAAGCAGATGTAATTAAATTTAATGACGGTATAGATGATATTTATGGATTAATTTCCTATGATGATGAAGATGGAACTTATCGTGTTTCTTATGAAAATATTACAGAACACCTTTCAGAAAGAGAAGGAGACTTTGAAATTGTTGGTAATATTTTTGAAAATCCACAATTACATGAACAACTAGGATACTAGGTGAGTTAAATGGAAAAAGTTTGCAAATGGTGTTCTAACTATAACAAAGGAAAAGGAAAATGTAGTATTTTGAATGAAAAATTTTATCCAGATGTTCCCTCTTCTTACTGGGGAACTTTGGATATTATTACAAAATTTTTTGATAATCATTTCAGAAGGTTCTTAGACCCTAATGATTTATATGATTTAGCAGATGAACTTTCAGATGAAATAAATAATTTTGTTATTGAAAAATCAGAAGCTACAACTATAGAGCTTGGTTATGAGCAACAAGAAGATTTTTCTTGTAAATATTGGAGGTAATTGGATGACCACACATAAAATGGAATCATTAATTTATACCTATTTTCAAAGTGGAAGTTTAGCAATTGTTCCAAGAGTAACTGAAAATAATGCCTGGCTTGATACAGAAGTAGATCCTGCAACTTGGAGAAACATAGTAAATCATGAATGTGATATGCTAATTGTTACTAAAAATCAATATTTAACAGAAGTGGAGATAAAAATATCTTTATCTGATTTAAAAGCTGATTTTAAGAAAAAACATCAGCATAAAGATAAAAATATAAAAAATTTCTACTATGCTTTTCCAGAAGAAATAAAAGAGAAAGCATTAGAATTAATTCCAAAAGAATGTGGAATTTTAATAGCAGTAGAAAAGAAATGTAGTATTCCATATAGAACGATTGAATGTTATAGAAAACCAAAAATAAACAAAGAAGCTAAACCTGTGAATGATATAGTTCTATCAAAAATTTATAGACTTGGCTATTTAAGGTACTGGAATTATAGAATGTCAGGAGGAATAAGTGAGTAAATATAGAGTTGGATTTTTATTAAGTAATAGTCATAGTACTAATGCAAAAGTTATAGATTTAGTTGATGATTGGGATTATACAGAAAAAGAAGCAAAAGAAATAGTAAATAGTGATGATAAATTAAATGAACTTTTAGGAGAATGGTTGTCAGAAGTAATGTGGGCTGAAATAAAATTTTTAAAAACGAAGAAAGAGCAAAAAGAATGGGTGAATTTGAATGGCTAAAAAAATAAGTAAAGAAATTATTAAACTAGCAAAAAAATATTCAAAAAGCAATAATAGAAAGGCTTGTAAAATAACTTGGAAAATGTTTTATACAGGTTTAGGTAGACACCAATATTTTGGGAATGGTATTTATTTTAAATTTAATAAAGGCTACAAAAGATTAAAAGCTAAATCTAAAAAAAGAAATGGTAAAAATAGAATGAAAGGTAACAAATATTTATATCAATGTAATTGTGGACATCAATTTGCTTCAAATAAAAAATGGAATAATGGAGAAATATATTGTCCAGAAACAGATTGTAAAATTTGTATAGAAAATTAAATAGAATTGAACTAAGATAAAAAGATTTTGGAATAAAAAAGCTCCACAGTCTTATATTAAAGGGGTAGATTATGGAAACTAATAAACCAGTAAAAAACGAAGAAATAAATATAATAAAAAGAGCAGTAGTAGAGCAAATTGAAGAACTTTACAATAAATTAATTTTAAAGAAAAAGGCTTCATAAATGGAAAAAGTTGCCATTTATATTAGAGTATCAAAAAAAGAACAAACTAGAGATAAAGGGAGTGATAGCTCCCTTAATCTTCAATTAAAAAAATGTTTAGACTACTGCAAAGAAAAAGGTTATGAAGTCTTAAAAGTTTATCAAGATATTGAAAGTGGAAGAATAGATGACAGAAAAGAGTTTAATGAACTTTTTGAAGCTATTAGTAAGAAAATATATACTAAAATAGTTTTTTGGGAAATTTCAAGAATAGCAAGAAAAATTTCAACAGGAATGAAGTTTTTTGAAGAGTTAGAATTATATAAAATTACTTTTGACAGTATTTCACAGCCATACTTAAAAGATTTTATGACGCTTTCTATATTCTTAGCCTGGGGTACTGAAGATTTAAAGCAAATGTCTTTAAGAATAAAAAGTAATTTGGAAGAAAAAACGAAAGCAGGATATTTTGTTCATGGTAGACCTGCAACTGGCTACATTAGAGGAAAAAATAAAATGATTATTCCTGATCCTGAAAAGGCTCCTTATATACTTAGTATTTTTGAAACATATGCTAAAAATTTCAATTTAACTGAAACTGCTAGAATATTTAATAAAACAAGAATGGATATAGTTGATATTATTGATAATAAAATTTATATTGGTTATGTTCCTTTTAGAAAGTACATACAAGAGCTAAATCAAAAGAAAAGAATCCAAGTAAGCAAAAAAGATATAAAATGGTATAAAGGGCTTCATGAGCCAATTGTTCCTCTTGAATTATTTGAATTTTGTCAATCTATCAGAGAGAAAAATATAAAATCAAGAGCTGCTTATGGAGATTATAAACCTCATTTACTTTTTTCATCTATGATTTATTGTGAATGTGGAGATAAAATGTATCAACAAAAGAGAAATAGAACTTATAAAGATAATACTAACTATGTTTATTACTCTTATTCCTGTAAAAATAGGAAACATAAAAAATCCTTCTCAGCTAGAATTATGGATAAAACTATTAAAGAAATGATTCTAAATTCAAAAGAATTAGAAGATTTGAATAATTATAGTTCTAATGATATTGAGAAAAGTGAAAAAAAATTATTAAAACTTGAAAATAATTTAAAATTACTAGAAAATGAAAGAGAAAGAATAATAAATTTATTTCAAAAAAGCTATATCAGTGAAGATGAATTGGAAAATAAATTTAAAGATCTTAATACTAGAATTCAAATTGCAAAAGAAAAAAAAATAGAATTTGAAAATACTTTGAATATTCCTAGAAATAATGACATTAAAGTATTAGAAAAATTGAAATTTATTATAGAAAATTATGATGAAGAAGATGTTATAGAAACAAGAAAAATTTTAAAAATGATAATAAAAGAAATTAGAGTAATTTCCTTTTACCCATTAAAAATTTCAATTTTATTCTATTAA